ATCTTCATCTTGGATAAATGTCGCCATTGTTTGAATGATCAAATGTAGTTGATAAGTTGTCAAGGAATTTTCCTCTTGTTGCTTTTCTAAAAAGTCAAGCGTTGCGATGAAGTCTTTCATGTTGTTTGTTATTTGTTGTTATAGATATTACACATTGCGATAAATCTTTTTCGTGGTAACTTTCTAAATTGCTCGTAAGTTAAACCATTTGCTTTGGCGATCAAGACCATTTTTGCTTTTAATTCTTCAATAGTTTTCATATTTTTTCCGTTTTGATATAGACAAATATAAAGAGTATTTTTATAACTGCAAAACTTTATCAACATTTTTTTTAATTAATCAACTATCAATAATGATTCTAAATAAGGAACGAGTGTAAAAAATGGACATATTTTGTCCTCGTGTATAGATAATTCAATAATTTGAACATGATAAATAAGGCTATTGCCTTAAAACTGCGGTAAAAAATAAGGATATTGCCTGAATAAGGCTAAATAAAACTAACAAAAAAGCGTTATTATGGAAAATTTACTTTACATTATCGGATTAATTCCGTTTATCGTGGAAAAAAATGTCACATATATTGGCCAAAACGTGACGAATGGCGGTTAATTGGCTAATATATTAATCAAAAGATGTGCGTCAATCGTGCCACCTGGCCGAATTCTTTGTGATGCAAAAATCCTTCGACCGCCTTAATTGATAAATAGCCTTTTTTGTGATGCCAAGAATCCGAACCGGACGGCGAACGCAATGATTCAACCGTGATTCCGATGTAATCCTTTGACGATTTGTGGTGAATGTGATGAGTATAAACGTATCGATGCTTTGATTGCGACCATTCAAGCGGAAATTCCGCAGCCATTAGCAACGGCAAGTCTTGTTGTTTCGCGCCGTCGCCGTGTGTCGTTCCGATCAAGTTCTTTCCATACAAAAAACCTTTGCGATGCGCAATCGAACAATCGAAAGTAATGTTCTTTGAATCTTTGAACCAGGTTTGAATGACATCGGCCAAGAAGAACCCGGACATGTAATCATGATTTGACGGATTAAAAGTGAAATGAACGTCCGCAATCGGTAAAAGCATTTCAAGAATTTCAACATAAAGTTTTTTCGCGGTTAAAAAATTCGAATACCAATTGCCGTCCGTGTCTTGTGGTGTTCCGCCGGTTGTGGTTCGGTTCGGCGTGTCAATATGAAGAATGTCATTGCCACCAATGAAAAGGATCTTGTCGATGTTGAATCCTTTGGCCTTGTTGATTATTCCTTGAACGCCTTCACGAACTCGTTTGACGGCCACCTGGCAATTGTAATCTTCGCCGGTCTCGAAAGCTTCAACCAACTTTCCGATGTGGATGTCGGCCGGATCAACAACCAAAAGATGACCTTCAATGACTTCGTCGCGTTCAATTGGAATGTATTTCGGAATGTAGTTTGAAATCGAATCAATGATTTCTTGTTTCATCGCTTCGAATGATTGTTGATCGTCGGTCTTAAAATTCGGATTCTTAAAAAATAGCGATGCCGTTTTATTTTTGATCCAACCGTGTTTGACATCTTTATCGTCGATGTCCATTTGATTGGCCGTTCTTTTTATCGCGCGATATTGACTCAAAATTTCGGCTTCGTCTGGCTTTAATCGCGGTCTAAATTTGCTCGTCAAATTATTCGTCTTAATTTATCAATGATTCGCAAAATGAAAAACGTTCCGAACCCGGCTAAAAAACCCCAAAAAAACAAACTCCAATTTGTTTTGCGTTTTTCTTGTTGAACTTCTTTGCGCTTTTCTTTGCTATCCTTATAAATGTATTTATATTTCAAAACGTCTTGTTTTACCAATTGCGTTTTGTATTTATATTCGATGCGAGTCTGGAATTTTGTCTTCGGAATATACACGTTTCTAAAAAACACAACCGAATCGGTGAATTTAAGTATCTTTTCGTATCGTATCGTATCATTGACATAATAAGCAATTGAATCAATGGTTGCAATTCGAATAGTGTCGCTATCTTGAACAAGCTTCAAGCCGTGTTTTAAGGCCTTTTTATAATGATATTGTGCCAATCGTTCGGACGAACAACCAAACATCGTTAAAAGGCTTAAAAATACTATTGCTTTTTTCACAACTCTATTAAAGTGTAAGTGAATTTATTGCCGAACGCGTCCTTTGCTTTGTTAATTATCTTCATAAATTCCACAAAATTTGCGTTGTATCTGAAAACTTGACATCCTTCGGAAAAGTAATCAACATATGACGGATCTTTGTAGATGGATGACCGGTGAATGTTGATGCCGAACATTCCGGAATCAATTACTTTTTCATCTTGAATTTTGTCTTTATTATTGTCGCGATAAACGGAAACGTTTCCCAACCTTTGACAAAGCGCTTGATATTTTCCGTTATGCATGCTTACGGCATAAACTCCGCGATATTGTCCGGGAACTAATCTGGCAACACCTTTCGAACTTCTTAAAATTTCCGTCGGTTTTTTACCTGGATCGGTTGTGATTGTCCATTGGTGAAATTGCCAAATGCCGTTAACTTTATAAGATAAGGTCAAAGCATCGTCGAACTCATTTGTGACCTTTTTTCCGCTTTTCAAATTGCGAACACCGACAATGTTGACGTCGTAATCTTTTGCACTGTTGAACCAAACGAATCCTTTGCTTTTAACCGCTTGTTCAATTTGTTCCCGTGTGTAACTCATAATCAAATTTTAGAATAAATCATCGCTTTTATCTTTTCCTTTTGCAGAAAATTCAAATAATCAAAAAATTTCTTTATCATTTTATTTCGTTTAAATCTTGTTTAATTTCTTTCGCTCTTAAAAACAAATTGCGAAGCGAATCCCAAATTGAAATTTTGCGGATTGAAATGTAATTTTCATTGATGGACATCACTTCGATGCTTACCAATGTCAAGGCCAAAATTTTCGTCAACATTAATGGAACGGAAAAGAATGTCATGATAATATCATTTAAGATCCAATAATCAATTAAGTAGAATCCAATCACCGCCAGTTCGTAAAGAAACAATTTTGAAATAATAGCCGAAAGCTTTCGCGATGTTATTGGAATCTTTAATTTTTTTGATTTCCAAATTCCGGTCAATGTGTCAACAAAGATGGCGAATCCAATTAAAAATAAAATTCCGGATATTGGTAAAAAAAACGCGCCGATAATTCCAAGTAATTTTGGCGATGCCAGGCGAATGTTTGCAAGTAAAAGCATCAATTGTAATTTCATTTATTTGCAAATTGATCAACAAGTTGATGTGTTAAAAATAATCCAAGCGCGACGCCACCAAATTTTAAAAACAAAGAATCTTCGAACGCCATTGCAACCGCAGTTAAATAAGCAAAGGAAAAAAACAAAAATGACAATGATCGAAGATGCTTGTTCATAATGTATTATGCTTAATTGTTCTCAAAATCGTAATTGTCGTATGGTATTTGACACCAATTTTCTTCGTCGTAAATGTTGACGGCCATGTTCATCGTCCATCCGGCCGTGACATCGTGCGAACGGTTGATAAATGGCGTCGTCGCGATTGTTCCTTCGACGTCAAGGAATTCTTCAAATCGCCATTGCTTGAATGTCGTGTGAATGTCCTTGCAAATGGATAAACAATCGGAATGAATTTCGTCAATTTGTCTATATTCTTGGATGTTATATTTATCAGCTATTGAAATAATGCAATTAACCCCGACAAAATTGTCACCCATTGTTCCTGGTTGCAATGTGATAATCATAATCGGATATTGGACGGCATCGCGTGAAACGGCGTCAAGATAATCGCCAAAAAAGAAATCATTTATTTGACGGTGTTGCGTCGCAATTATTTGAAATTCTCTTTTTAGTTGATTCAGCGTTCTTTCCATGTTTTAAAAATTTTTTTAGTTGTTCAATTTGTTTTTTAGACGCTTTAAACTTCATATAATAAAATTAATTGGTGTATAGCCTGAACGATCTTTTCGCATGTCTTCGGCGCAATGTCCAGGACTTGAATTCGTTTCAATATATTCCGGGTATTTTACGCCATTATCGGCGATTAGATGAACGATTAATCTTTCTTTGTAGAAATACGCGTCTTTTCTTAATTGGTCGCGCAAAGCGCTTGTTTCGCTATCGGTGTTCGGTTGAATGTTTTCATCTTGAACACGTCCGACCGATTTGTTCGTCAATTTTTCATTTAATAGTAACGCGCAGCGATAGTCCACGAACGCCACCAAACAAGGAACAACATAATCATTCATCAAATCAAGGTAGTTTTGAGTCCAAGTATTATTTTGAACGCGCAAAAGTAAGGCCTTGAACAAAGGTGTCGACAATGCCGGTTGTAATTGGATGTCTTGACTTCGTTTGATTGCCACCGCCAGGATCTTCGTGTCGGTGTTCGAATGGATCAATCCAAGCTTCTTTAAATTTTCAACGGATAAAAGATAATTCATAATTTTTATTTTTGTTTAACAACCAATTGTTGAACCCATTCGTGACGACACCAAGGCGTTGTTATTTTTGTTTTCGGATTCGTATACCAACCGCCTTTATAAGTCCAAACGTTTCGATTAACACGATTTGAAATTGAATCAATATCTTGTCTTGAATAAGAACGTCTTAATTCAAGCAATTTTAAACAAAATTCGCGCGATGAAGTTTCAACCGGCGGAATGCCTGGTATTGGTTGATAAGAATAACGAACTTCAAATTCCGCGATTTCGATTTGAATATCTTCAAGCAATGATTCACCAAGATTTGTTGTGTTTCCTTTTTGGTAAAGTTCCCAAGTTGTTAATTGATTGATTGATTTCGCAACCGCTTCAATATTTGTTTTCAATGCCTTCGCAATTGACGTTGAATCTTCGCCCTTTTTTAATAAACTCAAAACATTCTTGTCAAAATCTTTCATCTTTATTTTGATTTCGCCAATTGTTTCGAACATCAATTCTTGTCTTGAAAAAACTTCTTCGCTCGATGTGTCCCAGGCGATTGGATGCGTCGAAATAACTTTGTAATTATCTTGACTTTCGCCGAATTCTTCGAATACTGAAAATTCATCTTTTGTGAATGAATTATGTTTGCACATTGATAAGGCCGTCGCCGGCAATCCGACAATTTTCCTTGCTTGCGTTTCATCAATTGACGGAAACGAAGCCAAAATTATGTTCAATGCTGAATCCGGTGTCAAGATTCCGCCTTTAATTTGCGCGGCAACATCAATCAAACTTGCGATTTGTGATCCATTTAATGCCGATTTCGCAACATCAACGGCAACATCAACCGGCGCGCTTGTTGTATCGGCCGGATTGACCGCAACAACTGGTTCAATTGTCGTTCCATTATCCAAAGTTAAAGGTAAAACGTCAACAAGTTTAACCGTTCCAAGATAGCCACCAAGTTCCGCCATGTAATTAAGCATCCATTCAATCCTTTTTTGACGTGTTGAAACGTATGTTGTTTTAAATATTTCGAATAAATCGCCGGATTCGGCCGCGTTGAAAGATCCTTGTTGCATAACTCCGAATAATGTCGGAGCGGTTACGGAATGCGCAACCAATATGTTTTGTTGAACCGATTGCATTGTGACTTCATAACGCTTGTCAAGGTCGTTTCCGTTCAATTGTTGAACCGTTGGTGCTAAATCAGCGCCGTCGGAAAACGTTATAATTATTTCGCCGGCATCTTCGACGGATTGCGTTCTTCCTTTTATTGATTCGGTTATTCGATTCAATTCTTCGGTTGATTCCGGAAAACCTGAAGGCATATTGATCAACGTTCCGGACTTGAATCCGTTTTGCAATTCGTACATGTGGAATTTAGCGATGTCAACATCCGTTTGAATGGCCGTCAATCCGCCGTTGTATGTTGGTTTTGGATAAATTCCCTTTTCTTTTCTTGAACGCTTTGACGGTTCTTTATAATAGATTATGAATGAACCAACTCGATTGTTTTCATCAAGCGCCGGAAACATTCGAAGATTAGTTTTTTCAGCCGATTGATTCAATGCCGCCCAATCGTCCGACAAATAATAAATCCTTTCGTCTTCGGTCATGCGAATCGCATCAACGTCCAAGTATTCCCACTTCGCAACTCGCGTTCCTTCGCGATTCCAAGTCCCTTTGACCGAGAAAGCGCCAAATAATTCGAAGTCGAATGCTAATTGTTCCGCGATTTCGTTCATGTCGAAAGGTGAATACTGGTTGTCGATGAAAGCTTGCATGTCACCGGTCACAGCTTCAAGGCCACCACCGGCAATGTAAAAGGTTTTCGTCTTGACAATTCCTTGATGCCAAGCCGATCCGTTGAAAAGGTCAATTAAAAAATACGGATAATCGTTTTTCTTTCCCCATTTCACGAATCCAAGTGATCGGTCTTTTTCTTCGTCCGGTTTTACGAATTCTTTCCGAAAGGAAAGCGAAGTCATTTTAATTTTGTCGTTATTCATATATGTTGAAATAAATCGGTGAATCGTATTCATGCGACGGCGAATCTATTTCAATGACTTCGGCGCGTCCGGTTTCAACCAGTGACACGGCCAAGTCCGGATCAAGATTTCCCGGCGATTGTTGTTCGTAAATGTTATAAATATA